GTCCAGCAGCAGCCAGCCCTAGCTCCATTGGCCGGCGAGATGCTCATGTACGCCGCCCGTAGGTTTAAGGCAGGACGCGCGCTGGAAGCGTCGATTGAGAAAGCTGTGGCCGGTATCGCCCAAGCCGCATCTCAGCCCCAGGCACCGCCCGCGCCCCCGCCTGAAGCGGTTATGAAGGCCGAAGCCGAGAAGTACGCGGTTGACGCCAAAACCCGCACCGAAGCCGAGAAGATCGCCGCCGATAAGGAACTTGGTACGAATAAGATTATTAGCGAACGGGAAGCGGCCCGCGAGAAGCTCGACCTTGAAAAGCGCATTGCAGCCGAGAAACTCCGACTTGAGCAAGAGGCTCTGGACGTTGAACGCCAAAAGGTCGCCATATCCTCCAAGGCTAATGATGACCGGCGCGATATCGAGATGAACAATGCCGACCAAGCCCTTCTGAAGGCCGCTGCGACAAAGATTGGAGGCCGTTGAATATGCGCCTTCTCATCCTTCTGGCGTGCTCCGACTACTAGATGTTGACACACGCAGAAAAACAAGCAGCGTAATCCCGATGACTGAAAGTTACGGATACTACCGAGGCGTTGGTGGTTATTGGGTGTGGAGCGGCAAGAAGCCCTACGAAGGCACTTGCGTTCATGTTCCCGGCCCCAAGCTTAACGCCACAAAAGACGGCGGTATTCAGGTGATCAAAGATATTGAGCCTTACCGGAACATGATCGACGGCAAGGTGATCGGCGGGCGCAGGCAGCATCGTGATTTTCTTCGCGCCAATGGCTGTATCGAAGTCGGCAACGAGCAGCCAAAGCCGAGAGTAGAAGGCCCGCGTAAACGAGACAAAGACCTCGTGTTGCAGCTAAAGGCCGCGGCACGGTCACATGGAGTTGATTGGGTATGACTGAAGAGCTTCAGGCTCAAGTTACCGACCAAGTTGATGCGCCGGTTATTGAGACACCAGAGGTCGAAAAGCCGGACCCTAACGACCTCCGCGCGGTAATCGAGCACGCGCAGAAAGAGGTAGAGAGCCGCCCCCGTGATGAGACGGGCAAGTTTACACAAAAGCCGCAGGCCGCTCAAAGCGCCGCGATAGATCCGAAAAGCCCTTTAGGGGCGCCGGCTGTTGCCGAGGTTAAAACCCTCGAAGCTCCAGCCACATGGAAGGCCGAGGAAAAGGCATTTTGGGCGACACTTTCTGACCAAGCGAAGTCTACGATTCTTCGCCGGGAAAAGGAATTTGCTCAAGGTATCCAATCCAAGGCCGATGAAGCGAAGCAGGCCAGAGCAGTTGCCGAGGCGCTCGAACCCGTTATTGGACCTCACCGCCAGAATTTGATGCAGGCGGGTAGCGTAGAGCAGGGGATTAAAAACCTCCTTGATACGTCTACTTACGCCGCCAAAGACCCGGTGGGGTTCATTCAGTGGTTCGCGCAAAGCAAAGGCATTGACCTAGGGAACATGCAGCAGCCGCAGGGGGATCAAAACCCCGAAGTGGCCCAGCTTAAGCAGTCCCTCTACGGACTTCAAAGCGAGATTGCCGAACTGAAGGGTTACACGACCCAACAGCAGACGCGCACCGTTGTTTCCGAGATCCAAGCCTTTGCCGACGAGAAGGACCAAAGCGGCCAAGCGCTTCGTCCACATTTCGAAAGCGTAAGGAAAGAGGTTTACGAGCTAATCCCGCTCATCAAGAGCACGAACCCCGACTGGAGTGTTCGTCAGGTCATGGATGCGGCTTATTCCAAAGCCGTTCGCCTGAATGACGATGTTTTCGGGAAAGTGCAAAGCGAGCAGGCGGAAAAGGCCCGTTTAGCCAAGGAATCCGCGGAACGCGCGCAGAAGGCCAGTCTAGCTAGGAAGTCCCTCACCGGCGGCTCTCCTGTTGGGGATTCCCAGCAGAAGCCCGCCAAAAACCAATCGGTGCGGGACGCTATCAAATTAGCCATGCAGGAGCATGGGGTAGACGCCCGCCTCTGAAAAAGGCGAACATAAATGGCTTCTCCGAATACCTCATTTACGGAAATCGTCACTACGACGCTCCGTAACCGTTCCGGGGTCCTCGCGGACAACGTATCGGAAAACAACGCGATCCTCCGTCGCCTGAACAAGAAGGGCAAGATCAAGACCGTCTCTGGCGGTCGAACTATCGTTCAGGAACTCGAATACGACGAAAACGGGACCTACACCCGTTACACCGGCTATGAAACGTTGGATATCTCTCCGTCTGACGTGTTCTCGGCTGCTGAGTTCAACTACAAACAAGCCGCGGTCGCAGTGACCATCTCCGGCTTGGAAGAACTTCAGAACTCCGGCCCGAACGCCATCATCGACCTCTTGGAAAGCCGGATCGGCAACGCCGAGCGGACGATGAAGAACAACATCTCTGCCGATATGTACTCGGACGGGACGGCTTCGGATTCCAAGCAGATCGGCGGCCTTCAGCTTCTCGTGGCTGACTCTCCGACCGCGGGCACTGTTGGCGGCATCGCTGCTTCCAATGCCTTCTGGCAGAACCGCCAGGCTGCGGCCGGTACGGCTGCCGCTGGTTCCATCGTTGGAGCCATGAACGATATGTACACCAATCTCGTTCGCGGCAACGACGCGCCCGACCTCATCATTGCTGATAACAACTTCTACAACCGTTATCTGCGTGAGCTTCAGATCATCCAGCGCATCACTTCGGATGAGATGGCGCAGGCCGGTTTTACGGCGCTCCGGTACATGAACTCCGATCTCGTCCTCGACGGCGGTGTTGGCGGCAACTGCCCGACCAATCACATGTACTTCCTCAACACGAACTACCTGTTCTGGCGCCCCCACGCGTCCAGAAACATGGTTCCGATTGGGGATGAGCGCTTCTCCGTCAACCAGGACGCCATGGTCAAGCTGATCGGCTGGGCCGGCAACATGACTATTGCAAACCGACGCCTTCAGGGCGTCCTCACCGCAGCTTAAGGAGCAACAGTCATGGGTAACATCTACACGAACGACAGCACGCTTGGGGTCGCGTTTGACCGCAAGACCACTTCGCCCGAACACAAGGTCGGGACGGTGGTTAAGCTCCTGAGCAACTATCCGACCGTGCAGGGCAAGTTCGCCATGTACGTCAAAGCGGCCGGCGTCATCGGCAATTCGACCTACGCCACGGTGGCCCTCGCGTCCATCTCGTGCCTTGCCACATCGGTTGATGGTGGTGCTGGCACGGCGTTCTTCCGCAACGGCTCCGTGGCCTTCGCGGCGGACGAGTACGGTTGGTTGATGTGCGTAAAGACTGCGATCCCGCAGGGCACCAACACCTAACGAAGGGAGGGGCCGGGTTAAAATCCGGCCCCAATCTCCTTGGACCTCACTAATCATCCTCTCGGCAATTTGGGCGACGGATTCCGAATCAAGGAGACGTTTGACCCAATCACGACTAGCGCAATTGTGTTTTCAACGGTCCCCGCATTTACACAAATCGGGCCTGCTGCGCCGCAGTTCCGACCGTTGCGGGATGCCATACCGTACACGAAGGGCCGGCTAGAGGCGTGGAAACTTGTCGAGCACGTTCGCAGCGCCAAGGCTAGAAACTGGCCTGGGATCAAGCCTAGCGAGTTTTTGAGCCAATCCATTGCCATCTGTGGCGGCGGCCCGTCGCTGGCGTCTCTTGATCAATTAAAAGAACTGCGCGCCCTTCAAAAGAAGGGAACAAAGGTTCTTGCGATCAACCGCACGCATGATTTTTTGCTGACCAAGGGCGTTGTCCCGTGGGCTGGGATTTTGCTTGATCCCGTTCCCGCGGTCGCAAGCTACATCACACCGCGCCGCGGTATCCGGTATTACGTTGGATCTCAGTGTCATCCGAGCACGTTTGACAACTTCGACAAGCCCGATGTGCAGAAATACATCTGGCACGCCGCCTCCGTTCCTGAGATGGACTCCGAACTTACTGCGCGCGAGATGGTTTTACGCGTTCCGGCGAACGGTTCTACGTGCGGGCTTCGGTCAATCCTCAAGTCTTACATCGAGGGCTTCCGCGAGATTCACCTGTTCGGCTTTGATAGCTGCATGGAGCAGAACGCGGACGGTACGCTCAAGATCAACGACGGCAAGCCAAACCTTCACGCCTACCCCAAGCCCGAGGCCATACTTGACGTGAAGGAAATGCTGGTCCCGATGGATGACGGGGACCGCACGTACTACGGCAACACGATGATGTTTTCGCAGGCTGACGAGTTCCAACAGTTTCTTTTGGCCCGCGATCAAGGCCTGCAAAACGGGATGCTGGAGCCCCATACGATAACTGTCCACGGGTCCGGTTTAATCCCTGATATCGCCCGCTTCTATGGGCTCCATTCCGACCAACTGAAGGTGAAACATGGCAAGCGGATACACGCGTGATTTTGACGCTAAATTCGATCAAAGCTCGGGACGTTTCGAGGATGAATCCAAGGAGCGTGCAAAGGTGCGTTTCTGGATTGATGAGGTTCTAAATCCCAAGACCAACAATCTCGACAAAATCGAGATGATCGAAATCCGCGTACCTGGCGAAGATAAGAACATTTGGGCCGGCAAGGTCGAGGACAAGCACCGCCAACGCTTTGGCCGGGCGTACCAGTATTTCAAAGCCGGCCAGGAAATGCCCATCAATGGGTATCCGCTTAACAAGCTGCCCGGCATCACGGCGCAGATGCTGACGGACCTTCGCTATATGGGCTTTGCATCGGTCGAGGACCTTTCGCGCGCGACGGATCAGGCCATTGGGCAAATCCACGCGGGTCTTACATGGCGCCGCAAGGCTCAACTCTGGCTTGATGAGCAGAAGGCCATCGAATCCAAAGCCAATAGTTCTGCGGAAAAGGACGCCATCATTGCCGAACAGGGCGAATCCTTGAAGGCCCTTCAGGATCAGATGGCCGAGCTTATTGCGAACTTGCCCAAGAAACCCGGCCCTAAGCCGAAGTCTGAACAGGCCGCTGCCTAATGTCTCTCCTCACGCTGATCCAAGACGCGTCCAAGATGATCGGGCTTTCGAGCCCGACCGCTGTAGTCACGTCTGCGGACCAGCGTGTGCTTGAACTTCTCGTCATGGCGAACGTGGTTGGGGAGGACTTGTCCACCCGCTATGAATGGCAGGAGCTTGTGCGGACCGCTCAATGGTCTAGTTCTGGCACTATTGCCCAAGGGACCATTAACAGTTCCACCATCGCCTCCGACTTTGGCCGCTTCATTGATGGCACGTTCTGGGATCGGTCGCTTCGGCAACAGGTTCTAGGCCCTTCGACGGCGCAGCAATGGCAGGCTGACCTTTCCAACGCGATTGTCTCACCGCCTTACAAATTCATCGTCCAGAACAATATCCTCTACATCGGCCCCACTCCGATTGGCTCTGGGAATACGCTTGTTTTTAACTACGTCACAAAGAATTGGTGCCAGTCGGCCGCAGGAACGGGCCAATCCTCCTTTGCCGCGGACACTGACACGACGTTGATCCCGGAGCGCCTATTTAAGCTCGATCTCATATGGCGTTGGAAGTCCTCAAAGGGATTGGCCTATGCCGAGGACCTTGAGAACGCAGAGCGCGAGATTGACAAGCATATCGGCCAGAACGGCGGCCGGCGCGTGCTGTTTATCGGCGGGGCTCCGATTGAGTACCTGTCAGGAAACGTAGCCGCGGGGAATTGGCCCGGATGAGGAAGTCATTAAGACCAACGCCCGCCACATCCGAGGCATCACTTCCAATCAATATCCCGGCTCCGGTTGGGGGCTTAAACACGCGCGACGGGCGGGCGGTTATGCCCATCACCGATGCTGAGTTGATGGACAACTGGTTCCCCGAGGCGACAGACGTTCGCGTTCGTCCGGGCTCTGACACCTATTGTTCCGGCATCGGCGCCCAGGTTGAAAGCATCATGTCCTATTCGGGCGGGGCAACGCTGAAGCTGCTTATCGCTGCGGGCGGGACGATCCAGAACATATCGACCGTAGGCGTCACGGGGACGATTGCAGCCAGTTCAACCATTGCCAACGGGTTCAATAACGACCGCTGGCAGTATCGGAACTTTGGCACTCCTGGAGGCACATTCCTTGTCGCGGTGAACGGCGAGGACGCGCGCCAGATTTATAACGGCACGGTCATGTGGGCCGGATCGGCGTCTGCCGGCGCGGGTACGGCTGCGGTCTTCTCGAATATCGAGATTTTTCAGCGGCGCATCTACTACACCCAAACCAATTCGCTAGAGTTTCTCTACCACGACCAAGTATCAGCCATAGGCGGGACAATTAGCGGATTTAACCTCGCGCCATTGTTAAGCCGTGGTGGATCTCTTACCGCTATCGGAACATGGACCCGCGACGGCGGTTCGGGGATGGATGACTTAATATCCTTTCTCTCATCCGAGGGGGAAATCATCGTCTATCAGGGGCTTGATCCGGCAGACGCCAATTCGTGGTCAATGGTTGGGGTCTATAAGATTGCTCGCCCTGTTGGACCCCGAGCGATGCAAAAGCTCGGTGGTGAGCTTCTAATTGACACGGTGCAGGGCGTTTATTCGCTCTCTGCGGTTATGTCAGGCCTCAAACAGCAGGCCCCATTCTCCGACAAGATCAACACGGCTCTAAGCGCGGCTTGGGGTGTCTACAAGAACAACTTCGGCTGGGAGATGAAATACGACCCAGACCGTGAATGGCTGATACTGAATGTCCCTGTCGCGTCGGGGAACTTACAGCAGCAATACGTCATGAACACTCACACTCAAGCCTGGACGCGCTTCTTGGGCTGGGATGCAAACTGTTTCGAGTTCCACAACGGAAATCTGTATTTTGGGACCAATGGGTCTGTAGTCCAAGCCGCAACAAGTTCACAGTCCGATGATGGCGAGGATATCCTTGTTGACGTTCGACAGGCCGCTTCAACCTTCGGCGCTCCCGGCAGGCTTAAGCACTTCAAGATTTACCGCCCTCTGATTAACTCAGACGGGGCGCTTGGCCTCGCGTTCGCTATGGACGTGGATTTCAACGATCAAACGCCAACCAACATCCCGACAGTGGTGGCTGTCCCCTTTGCTGAGTGGGACGTGGCTACG